ATGAAGGCGATTTTGCTTTTGCTAAAGGCGGTCTTGCCAAACAAATGAAGCGTAGTGGATTAGCTTCTAAAAAATAATCCACAATCAGTTGGCTACTCACTCCCCACACCCGACAGTGTGGCTACAGCGGCCCCAACAAAGGAATAGATAATGAACGAAACACTATTAGCAGAAGACATGAAAACTACGCCTAAAGTGGCATTTGTAAATAAACCATACACTCAAGAAGAACGCACTAAGCGTGACGAAGAAGAACTAGAACAACTCAAGAAAGAACACGCAGGTGAAGCAAAAGAGGTAGAGGCAGAAGAAGCTGAACCTACTAGCGCAGAAGAAAAAACATTTAAGAAGCGTTACTCTGACCTACGCCGACACCAGCAAAAGCAAGCTGAAGAGTTTAAGGCTGAACTAGCGGCAATGAAAAGCCAGCTAGAAAAAGCTACCAAGAAAGAAATGAAGCTACCCAAGTCTGACGAAGACATTGAAACATGGGCAGCAGAGTATCCTGATGTAGCAGCTATCGTAGAAACAATTGCCATGAAGAAGGCAGCAGAGCAATCTACTGCACTAGAAGAACGCATGAAAGCAATTGATGAGATGCAAACTTCTGCTACTAAAGAGAAAGCTGAAGCAGCATTGATGCAGATGCATCCTGACTTTGATGAGATTAGAGACAGTGATGATTTCCACAATTGGGCAGAAGAACAGCCTAAGTGGGTACAAGATGCATTGTATGACAATGACAATGACGCTAGGTCTGCTGCACGTGCAATTGATTTGTACAAAGCTGACATGGGCATTGCTGAAGCTAAGAAGTCTAAGCCTAGCAAAGATGCGGCTAAGTCTGTAACGACTAAGAACACACGTAACAAACCACAGGAAGATGAATCCTCTACATACTTACGTGAGTCTCAAGTAGAGAAGATGTCGGTACACGAGTATGAAAAACATTCAGATGAAATTATGGAAGCTATTCGTAGTGGTAAGTTCATCTATGATTTATCCGGTTCTGCTAGATAAAAAAGAGTTGACAAACAGTTATTTTTAAGTATAACTATAGTCATGTGTAAGGTAAGCAGGTTAGCTACTTGCTTACTATACCAATCCGCAAACTACAAAAATCTTTAAGATTACCTGATTAACATGGCCTACTAAGTATATTAGTTGCAACTTTTATATAAGGTACACCCTACGTTAGACAGCCTCTGCCAAGAATTGTACTGTTTGCATCTGTAACAATCCAAAACAATAGGAGATGGATTATGGCTTTTCCAAGAGCAGCGGGTTATAACAACTTACCTAATGGTAATTTTAGCCCGGTAATTTACTCCAAACAGGTGCAGCTTGCATTCCGCAAGGCCGCTGTTTGTGAAGCAATTACGAATAACGACTACTTTGGAGAAATCGCAAACTTTGGTGATTCAGTTAAAATCATTAAAGAACCTGAGATTACTGTCAAAGCATACGAGCGTGGTACAACAATTACCCCGCAAGACCTTGATGATGAGGATTTCACCCTCACCGTTGACAAAGCTAACTACTTTGCTTTTAAAGTTGACGACATTGAGGAAGCACATTCGCACGTTAACTTTGAGTCTCTCTCAAGCAACCGTGCTGCATACCGTTTGTCTGACCAGTTTGACGCAGACGTACTGGGTTACTTGACTGGTTTCAAGCAAGCTGCAATTAGTGGTAACGCTAATGTAGTCAACAACATTGTTAACGGAACTAAGTCTGTTGCCACTGCTGGTAACGATGAACTTCTTACTTCAATGAAGTTGACAGCCGCTGACTTTAATGCTGGTAACGCTGCTAACTGTGTGGGCTTGAAGCCTCGCGCATCTGAAGCTGTACCAACAACTGCTGGCGTAGCTAACCCATTGACTGTGATTGCACGTATGGCTCGTCAACTTGACTTGCAAAACGTAGAGTCACAAGGTCGTTGGTTGGTAATCGACCCAGTGTTCGTTGAACTACTGAAAGATGAAGATTCACGTTTGTTTGATTCAGACTTCGGTGGTGCTGGTCTACAGAATGGTTTGATTTTGAATAACCTGCATGGCTTTAAAGTCCATGTTTCTAACAACCTGCCTTCTATTGGTACAGGTCCATCTACTACAGGTGGAACTAATGCTAATAACTTCGGCATGATTGTTGCTGGTCATTCTTCAGCAGTAGCGACTGCTGACCAAATCAACAAGACTGAGACTTACCGCGACCCGGACAGCTTCGCTGATATTGTCCGTGGTATGCATTTGTATGGTCGCAAGATTCTTCGTCCTGAAGGTCTTGTTAACGCCAAATACTGCTTGCTGTAGAGGAGATTGAATTATGGCACTAGGTGATAACACTCTCCAAGCCGCACGTGGCAACTCGCAGCGTGGGCGTAATCCATACATGGTTCAGACCACATTTGACTTTGCAACAGCACTGTCTGACAAAGGTGGCGCACTTGCCGCTGGCGATGTCATTCCAGTAATTGCTGTTAAAAAAGGCATGATGGTTATGAATGCAGGTATTGAGGTTGATACTGCCTCTGATGGTTCTACTCTTACAGTAGACTTAGGCATGATTGCCGCTGAAGATTTCGTTGATGGTTTTGACGGAACTTCTGCAGCAGGTGTTGTAGCACAGAACCCAGCAGCTTATTCTCCACGAATGGCTGTTGCGGATGACAACATTGACCTTAAACTGGTTACACTTTCAGGTGGTGCAGTTACTACTGGTAAACTGCGTATCTGGGCTGTAATCATGGATTGCACTGACGAAGGTGACTTGACTGCTCAAGAAGTAGCACGTGACGTTGCTTAAAGACTAATGTAAGGGGGCAGGGCAACTTGCCCCTTTACTTCTCTGTTCATTTAAGGATTTGTAATGGCATATGATTATTTAGACATCACTAACGAAGTAATTGCTCGTATGAATGAAGTTGTCTTGACTGCTGCTAACTTTACAACAGCTAGAGGATTTCAAATTCAGTGTAAGAATGCAGTAAACGATGCCATTAACTACGTCAATCAAAGAGAATTTGGTTGGCCTTTTACGCATGTAACACAAACAGAAACTTTAGTTGCAGGACAAACTAGATACACTGCTCCTGCTAATACTCAATCAATTGACTATGACACTTTCCGTATTAGCCGTGATAGCACACTAGGTGCTGCTGGTAATACTCTACGCATTATTGACTATAAAGAATACACACAAAAATATATTAACCAAGAAACCACTACTAATGTAGGCAGTGTTCCTAAGTTTATTTTTAGAACACCAGATAATAATTACGGATTATTTCCGTACCCCGATAAAGCATACGAACTAAAATACGAATACTTTATTAAACCTACTGCACTAGCTGCAGCCGCAGATGTTCCACTTATTCCAGAGCAGTTTAGACAGGTTATAGTTGACGGTGCTACTGCCTACGCTTATCAGTATCGTGGTGAAGCACAACAGTACGGTATTAACTTTGCTCGTTTTGAGGATGGCATTAAACAAATGCAGACGCTGCTTCTAAACAGAGCAGACTATGTACGGTCTACTTATATACCTTATTCTCAAGGGTATGGCATTAACGCAGGATTTTAAGGTGATAAAACATGGCAGATGAAACTGGCCTTAATCCGTATGTATTTGCTTGTCAGGGTGGGCTGGTTCTTGACCAATCAACTTTTGCTATGCAGCCCGGAATGGCACTTGAACTAACTAACTTTGAGCCGGATATTCAAGGTGGGTATAGACGCATTTCTGGTTACGCCAAGTGGAATCCTAATATTGTACCACAAGATGCTAGTGCATCAGAAGCTGTACTTATGTCAGCTTACTTCAAAGGCAACATCATTGCTGCACGGGGTGGTAAGGTACACAAAGGTGGCACTACAGGTAGCTGGACACAGATTGACACAGGTAGAAGCAACGCTGGCGTATACACTTTTTTTAGATATACATTAGGCGGTACAGACTTTATTGTGTGGGCAGACGGTGCTAATCATGCATCTAAGTACGATAACACTACCGTAACGGATATTAATGCTACAGGCGCACCTGCTAACCCTAAGTTTGTTACAGGTTACAAGAATGCTCTTTTCTTTGCTGGCATGTCTAGTAACCCACAAGAGTTAGTATTTACTGCACCATATACAGATACAGACTTTAGTACCGCTAATGGTGCTGGTAGTATTAACGTAGACAGTAACATAACTGGTCTGTTTCCGTTTCGTGATTCGTTGTTTATATTCTGCGAAGAACGCATATTTAAATTAGTAGGCAACACTATTGCTGATTTTGTATTGCAGCCTGTGACACGAGAGATTGGTTGTCTTAACGGTAGAACAATTCAGGAATTTGGTGGAGACATAATCTTTCTTGGGCCTGACGGATTACGTACTGTTGCTGGTACTGCAAACATCGGTGACGTTGAACTTGGTACAATTAGCCGACAGATACAGGAACGCTTTGCTGGCGTATCAGACGTAGATGAATTTACCTCTGTGGTCATCCCAGATAAAACACAGTATCGTATTTTCTTTTCTAACTCCAATACAGTACGTTCAAAGACTACAGGAGTTATATGTGTAAGAAAAGATAACAGTTTTGAATTTGCTGATATCTTAGGTATACGCCCTAGTAGCACAGACTTTATTACTGTTAGTGGTGAAAGCATTGTAGTACATGGCGAGTTTGATGGTTTTGTATATCGTCAAGAACAAGGCAACGACTTTGACGGTAACAATGTAACAGGTAAATATCGTTCACCTGATTTGACTATGGGCGATGCTGGTATACGTAAATCATTCCAGCGAGTGATTATTAACTACGCACCTGAAGCAGCCGTTAACGCAGATTTATTTGTTAGGTACGATTACGAAGCACCTAACGTAGCCAGACCAGCAGCCTACCCATTTGACACAGCTACAGCGGTAGCTATTTACGGTTCATCACTATACGGTACAGCTACCTACGGTGGACAGTCAAACCCATTAGTAAGACAGCCAATTGAAGGTAGTGGATTTGCTGTAGCACTACGAGTTAACGATAGAGGCACTTCAGCCCCCTACTCATTAAAAGGATTTCAGCTAGAGTTCCAAGCTGACGCAAGGAGATAATAAATGGCAGGTTATACTAGACAGTCAAGTTTTGCTGATGGCGATATTATCACCGCAGCAGACAGTAATGACGAGTTTAACCAACTACTAAGTAGTTTTAACAATACAACAGGTCACAAGCACGATGGTACAGCCGCTGAAGGTCCAGTCATTGGTTTGATTGGAGACCCCGGTGTAGCCACGCCTAAAAACAAAGTTGTTGTTGACGATACTAATAATCAAGTAGAATTTAATATTGATGTAAGTGGTACATCTACAGAACAGTTTGTAGTTAAAGATGGTGTCATTGAGCCTACAACTAACAACGACATTGATTTAGGTTCTAGTTCTAAGAAGTTTAAAGATTTAAATATAGCTGGTGCTGCTAACATTGCTGGCACTATGACGCTATCAGGTAACGTGATTGTATCAGGCACACTTGGTGCTAACTTAATACCTGACGGTGATAACACTCGTGACATTGGTAGTTCCTCCGCAGAATGGAAAGACTTGTACATAGATGGTGTCGCATACTTAGACGCAATTGACCTTAATGGTACAGCTATTACATCTACTGCTGCAGAGTTAAATATTCTTGATGGTGTAACATCTACCACTGCAGAACTTAACATACTAGATGGCGTTACATCAACAGCAGCGGAATTAAATATCTTAGATGGTGTAACCTCTACTACTGCTGAGTTAAACATCCTTGACGGTGTTACAGCTACAACAGCAGAACTCAACCTGACAGATGGTGGCTCTACTGTAGGTACAACAGCCGTAGCTGGCAGTGACGGTATCTTGACTAATGATAATGGCACAATGCGCCAGACATCTGTAGATACATTTGATACCTATCTAGCACAAAGTACTAAAACATTAACAAATAAAACCTTGACAAGTGCTGTCCTAAACGGTACAATAAGTGGAACTTCTATTAAAGATGAAGACAACATGGCATCAGATAGTGCCACTCATCTTGCTACCCAACAATCAATTAAAGCCTATGTAGATGCTGAAGTAGCTGCAATACCAGTAGGTGACATTACTTCTGTAGTTGCTGGTACAGGCATGACAGGTGGTGGTACATCAGGTGATGTTACACTTAACGTCATTGGTGGTGCAGGTATTACTGCTAATGCTAATGATATTGCTGTAGATTCTACTGTTATTACTGGTCAGACTGCAGAATCCACTGTAGATGCTTCTAATGACTTAGTATTGTTGTACGACAACTCTGCTACTGCTTTACGTAAAGTTTCTGTATCCGCTATTACTGCTGCAGGTAGCGGTATTAATGCCGTTGTAGACGATACAAGCCCACAACTAGGTGGTGACTTAGATGTCAACGGTAATGACATTGTATCTACATCAAATGCTAATATTGACATTTTGCCTAATGGTACTGGTAAAGTTAATCTTGATGGTAATGGTTCTAGTGGCGGTGTTACTATATCTGATGGCCTTGTAGATATCCGTACAGGCACAGGTTCAGTTTCTCAGGTAAAGTTTTATTGTGAGAGCAGTAATGCACACGCACAAACAATACAGCCACAGCCGCACTCTGCATCTGTAACTAACACACTTACATTACCTGCAGGTGGCAATCAGGAACTTGTAGGTACTACAGCTACACAGACACTTACTAACAAGTCTATTGTAGCTACACAGCTTACAGGTACAATTGCTAATGCAAGACTTGATGCACAGTTACAAGATGTAGCTGGACTAGCAGTTACAGATGGTGGTTTCATTGTAGGCGATGGTTCTAACTTTGTACTAGAAACTGCAGGTACAGCGCGTACATCACTAGGGCTAGGCTCTGCTGCAGTATTGACAGCAGGTACATCTGCAAACAATGCTGTGCAATTAGACGGTTCAGCTAGACTACCAGCAGTAGATGGCTCACAGTTAACTAACCTACCAGCGGCAGGTGCAACTGCTGGCTTTGCCGTGGCGATGGCAATTGCGCTTTAGCACTTGACAAATGAATAAAAGTATGGTATAATTATACTTATCTTAATTAGGAGATGAAATGGCACAGGATTTTGAAAGAAACATTGCACGGAATGTTGGTACAAGCGCAGTAACTCTGCGTACAGCTAACTCCGATGATGCTCTTATTGGTATCAATATTGCTAATGTTACAACTACCCAAATCTTAATGGATGTATTTATTAATGATGGGTCTAACGACTACTACATTATTAAAGATGCACCTATCCCTGTAGGCTCAACCCTGCAGGTACTAGATGGCGGTGCAAAGGTTGTAATGCAAGCAAGTGATGTACTTAAAGTACAGAGTGATACCGCAAGCAGCGCAGATGTTTGGGTTTCCGTAGTCGATACCATTAGTTCGTAAGGAATAAATAATGCCGTATATTGGTCAACAAGTTCCGGGTTCTTATCAAGCTACTAAGGCTGTACAACGCTTTAACGGTACTGGTTCTGCTACAACATTCACACTGACTACCACAGTATCTTCTGTGCAAGACGTACTGGTGTCAGTCGATGGTGTCGTACAGGACACAGCAGCCTACACTATTCCTGATGGCACTACACTTACATTCACTGCTGCCCCTTCCTCTGGTACAGGCAATATCTTCGTAAACTACCTAGCACCCCAAGCTGGTACAATCACACCACCTGCTGAGAACAAGGGTAACTTCAAGGCTGGTGGTTTGTTCCGCACTAACGCACAATCCCTCACAGCAAATACAACCATCCTAGCTACAGAGAACGCCAACGTAACTGGTCCGTTTACTGTGGCTTCTGGTGTTACATTAACCGTGGAAAGCGGTGGGACATTGGTGACGCTATGAGTACATTAAAAGCAGATACCATACAGAGTACAGGCGGTGGTGCGGCTACGTTGACTAAGCAGAGTGCGGCGAAGGCGTGGATAAACTTTAACACTACCCCTAGTACCCCTGTGATAGAAGGTAGTTTTAATGTTTCTTCTTTAACAGATGGCGCAACTGAAGTTGCATTTAATCTTACTTCTGCAATGACTGATGCTTTTTATGCCCCCACAGGTAGTGCTAGTGGTGCTACTGTAACAAACCCTTCTAATAGAAACTTGGCGATGGGTTGTGTTTCAACAACTCAAGTTGATACTGAACAATACACTACAGCTAATGCACAGACTACAGGCTACAATCACGGTAGCGTTTCGGGAGACCTAGCATGAGTGAGATACTAGTAAACAAACTCACTGGCACAAGCACCGCTGGGTCTATCCTTGTAACAGGTGAAGGTAATAGCACGACCACTAACTTGCAGCAGGGGTTGGCGAAGGCGTGGGTTGCACAATTAGACGGCGGTGCTGGAGCCAATGACAGTTTTAACTTTGCTAGTTTTACTGACAACGGCGATAATAACACTGCAACTTTTACAAACAATATGAGTGCAAACTATGCAATTACTGTTGCTGCTGATGAACCTCAACCAACAGCAATAGACAGATTTGTGGGAGTTTTTGCTAGAAGCGCAAGTTCCTTCAAAATGAAAACTTTTACAAGCAGTGGCGGTGGTTCATCTGTTCCCCAGAACGCCACCTGTCACGGAGACTTAGCATAATGGCACTAGGAAAAATCAAAGCAGATACCCTAGAACACAGCACCGCTGGGTCACTTGATACAAGTTACGTTGTGAATGGTAGTGCTAAGGCGTGGGCATCAATGACAGGTGCTGGTACTGCATCGGTAAATCAAAGTTTAAATAATAGTTCAATAACAGATAATGGCACGGGCGATTATACTTTAACAAATACAAATGCCTTTAGTTATGCAGATTACGCAACAGGGTGTGGGTCTCAGTGGAGGCGGTCTTTGTATACTGCCGCACAAACATCTTCTTCAATAAACTTTTATACAACGCAACCTGACGCATCTGAAACTGCTTTGACTGATTCGGGCAGCACAGGGTTTAGTGTTACCTTTACTGGATTTGGAGACCTCGCATAATGAACACACCAGATTTCAAAGGCACACACCTATTTGACAGACTATGCTGGGCAAAGGAAAACCTAGACGGTGTGCAGTCAGACTATCGTGTTGTTTATGAAAGCAGCATTGATGAGTGCGCTAAGATACTTGTGCCTGACCCTAACTGGATGGCGGCAGCACTGCAGGGTGGCATCTTACCGCCTGTGTGGGTC